CTGTACGGTTGATACGGCTTGAAGCCAGTTATATCATTACCTTCCATGTTGAACAGCTGCTTCTGCGTAGCGCCAAGCATTGTGTTCGTATACTCTTTAGCATACTCAGGGATGTTTGTGGTGTATGTAGTCCCGGTACTAGTAGTGGTGTTGCCACCGCCGCCGCCGCCCAAACCATAGATACGACCGCCACCTACTTTACTAGTAGTAGCACCATCGCCAAAAGGCTCGCCAAATGCATATAGATCACGGCGAGAAATATTTGTTTTCATAGTTTCATCCTCATTACATGATGGGTTTCTTCCATCCCCATCTTTTTGTACATTGGAACCAATTCATCCCGGCACCAGCATTGGGCTACCGTAGCTCCATTAGCTTTCATCCAAGCTACTAATTCTTGTAGGACGTGTGGCTTCACAACGCCTTTGCCACCCAGTAGAGTCCCGTGTCCAACACGGTAACGAGGGTAGTCTATAAATTCAACTGCCGCTGCGCCAGTAATCCCAACATCAGGTTCATCCCAAACCAACAAAAACATTTTTCCTGTGCGGATAGCGTACTCAACCTGCTCAATCGTAATAAAATCAGGCTCTATATCAATGCTTTTTTGCAAAAGCGGAGCAGCCTTATCCCAAACAGTTAGTAATTGATTAGGTGGGATGTAGTGGAGTGGCATTATTTAGGCATGTATTTACTAGCGTTGATCTGCTTACCTTGTTTTGAGTTGCCTGTACGCGCACTGCGTACTTTAGTCATCATTTCGTGCAGTCGTTTTGCCCCTGCTTCGGTAGACCCATTACCAAGGTGAGACACCACATCCGCAGGGATAACGAACTCTCCGTCTGCTAACCGCGCTGGCTGCTTATTGCCTATAGTCGCAGGGATATTATCACTCATGCCATCACCGGGACCTTTAAGTAATCTTGGATTACCCCCAGCAGCGTAGCCACCCAAACTCATGATGCCGCCACCTGCGGCGTTGGTCATATCCATGCTACCTTGCTGTGCCTTAGAGCCGGGGGCAGAAAGGTTAAGTTGACCCATTGGAGTGGGTCGTTGCATAACACCGCCAGTTGGCATCTGCATGTTGGCACGTTTGTTAATCTTAGATTGGCGGATTTGAGCCGCAGTCAATGCATCTTGGTAACGAGTATCTTGGTCCATGTCGTGGTAGATACCAACATCACCTTTATCTGGAACAGGCGCTTTGCTTTCTTGGGGTGCAATCATATTTTTGTAGTACTCAAGCGAGTCATCATATGATTTGCTAGTACCTCCGCGTTTATAGCTGGTTACGCCGCCAACAGACATAACACCGCCTTCAGCAGCGTATTGGGTATAGTCTGGTTTATAGATATCAGGTACAGCTACACTAGGCTGGAAGTTATCCGACAAGCGGTACTTAGTCATACTCATAGGCTTATCAGCAGGTGGTTTTTCATCGCCCTGATCGAACATACCTAGCTTAGACGCGCCAAAGTACATAGCCGCGCCTTTTTCAAGCGGCGACAAACTATTAAAACCAGACTTGATAGAGTCAAATATACCCGGCTGAACACCTTGAGTCATAGGCATTTTTGCTGCTGTATTTGACATTGACATTGGTGAATTAGACAATGAAAATGGCGACTGCGTAGTAGGACCACTTAGCGAAAACTGCGAAGCTGGTTCAGCGCCATAAGATGCTAATTTTGCAGCGGGCGTAGGAACTGAAGGTACAGCTGGTCCGGTGGGAACCGTTGGTGTAAGTTGAGGAGCGTTTTGCCCAAAACGCATGACCGCATCCATTTCTGCATTAACGCCCGGTGCATTTGACACTAATTCCAACCCTGCGCCGGGATTAGCCGTCATAGTAGAGGGGTTCATAGCCAGCTGCTGCTCGAAGAAACCAGCCGGAACAGAAGGGCTAGCTGGAGGTACAGCGCTGCTTGTTATGCCTCGTGTTATCGCCTCTTGTGCAGCGGCATCGGCGGCAGTGGTGGCGGCGGCAGTTTGAGTCCCAGCGGCGGCGGCTTCAGCAGCAGCGGCAGTTTGAGCGGCGGTGGTAGCGGCGGCGGCTTCGGCAGCGGCGGTGGTAGCGGCGGCGGCTTCGGCAGCGGCGGCGGCTTCAGCAAGGGCTATGGCTTCGGCAGTACCAGCAGCGGCAGTCGCGGCGGTGGCTGCTTCGCCAGCGGCGAATAAAGCCATAAGGTCATCAATAATAAACATAATCGCTCCTATTGCACTTTAAAAGACCCATACACCATAGACAAGGCGGCGTTACAAGGGTTTACCATTTGAATCGTATCATGGCGCTACCTTTAACACAAACGAAGTCGTGTCGTAGTAAACGTCCCCAGTTTTAAGCCTACCTGCTGCTTGGTCTACCTGTGTTGGAAGACTGATACGTAGGGTTCCGGCTGTCACTCCGGGCTGGCTAAAACTGAGTGCGGTAACGATCGCATTGTTTATATTCTGTGTGGCGGCAAGAACTGCACCGGGGTTATCTAGCTGATTAAAGTACAGACGTATAGCACTAAGCAACACCTCCATGAACTGCTGGTCATATTCAAGCGGAGCACTGGGAAGACGCGGAGCGCGAACTAGGGGGTTGCTCATGCTTACCTTCTACCGTCTGGTCGCACATCGATAGATGGCACGCCAAGTTGCCACTGCACGCCAAGCCCATCGGAACTAATTTTAAATGCCATCTGCCTGCCACGAACCCGCACATAAATAATCTCTGTAAACTGCTGCACCTCGTAGTTCCGTTGCCCCTGATAGTTCTGAGTACTTGTCACTGCAGGGTTTGCTGCAGCGCTGTAATTTGAGCCGGGGTTCTGCCGTGGGCGCATAGTAAAGTTTACAGATGGGTTATTGACGTACGAGCCGTCAAACGTAATATCTGGAATCATCCGCCAAACAAACCCGTAGTTGTGCCCGTCACCAATGTTAAAGTCGGCAGACTGTATGTATGAACTAATAGGTGAAGGTGGGTTAGTTGTGCCGTCGTCTACACCGTTCTCATGGTACACAAGCTGATTACCATAGGTGGTTGCCATAGGTTGAACACGTAAAGGACTATCCAACCACGCAGTGCGAGTTAAAGTCCCGTAAGACCATATTTTTTCTAAGTAGTTGTACACCACATACTTGTCGATAGTGATAGAGTTAGCCGAGCAGTAGTACCACCAGACCTCATTGAACCCCTCGTTTGTGCCAGCAAAGAACTGAAACGACTGAGATAAATTAATGTCACCAAAAATATACTGACGAAGAGGACAATATAGGGTTTCTACCCGTCCAGAATACATATAAAACTTGTCCACACCCATCCAATAGGTGATGTTGTTGGCCGTCACTGCTACGTTTGGACTTGCAATAGACAGGTTGTCGCCAAGAATTTGGAAACCCCAGACGTAGGGAGCGCCCAAATACTGCATAGAATAAATAGCCGCATCTGTCCAGACCAAAATCTCCTGCCGAGCTTGCATAGCGGTGACGATCTGAGAGCCGTGACTAAGCGTGTAGCTGCCCGCTTGATTGGTAACAGCCGGTGTCCACTGTGTATAGTCTTCTTGGTCTGACCAGCGTACCAACATGGGGTTCTGTACGGCAGAGCCGTAGTCGTTTACGCCAAAACAGATTACAAATCGTGAGGCGTCCGACACCATCACAAAGTTACAAATATCTGGGGTATCCCCGGTAGTAAGCAGAGTGCCCCTGTCAAAGATTGTTGGGTTGGCGTTGACTTCCCAGTAGTACAGCCCACCGCCACGAGGGTTAAAAATTAAGTCCTCCCCAAAGTTTGATTGACTCCACAAACGAAGCTGAACGCCGAGGCCCACACCAGCGGGTGCAGCAGAACCCCAACCTGTGCTTGTGTATCCGGTGTTGATACCGCCCCAACCACCAGAACCCCAGCCCACACTGACCGTGTAAACATCAGAGCCAGTCGTAATTTGATACGCACCAACGGCAGCAATGCCGCCATCCCCGGTGTCAGAAGCGTTTGCTGCAACAGCGGAAGTTATTGTGTAAACATTGTTGCTGGTGACGGAAACTACTTGATACTCTTTATTGAGCACGGTAGCGGTAATTACCCCGCCAAGGCTGACCGCGCCACTGTATGTAACAAAGTCTCCAGCCTGCGACCCGTGCGCGGCATCGGTAACAGTCAAGGTAGTCGAGCCGTTGGTGGCCGCAAAAGTTACATCTCCAGCAGTCGTCGTGCTACGGATTGGGGTGACGTCGTAAAAAGTACCACCTGTGCCGCTTTGGATATAGAACTTTAGGTTTGTACCAACGCCCAGCAGGTTGTAGCTAGATAGTGTGATCCAGTTCCACAGTGACCGACAGACACCCCAGAACGAACCCGCAGGTGGTGTCAACGCAGAAGTGGTTGTGCCCGTGTCGGCAACCCAACCGCCAAGCTTTTCTGGATAGCCTGAACGAAAACGAACTTTATCCATCTCAAAGTACGTACCCTCATTAGCGAGCGTAGTTGACTCTCGATTTATGCCGGGACGAAGCTGAAGTTTTTGTAATGGCATGGTTCATTTTCTCACGTATCAGGCAAAAGGTCGAGTGCCCGCTTTGTCGATGATAAGCGCATTGCCTCTTGGTTCTGCATCTTCAGTATTTGGGATGCTGATATGCGTCCATCGGTCGAACTCACGGATGATCTGGTCATAGGGTAAACCCGCAGCAATCACGGCACGGACTACCTCATCTGGGGTAACGCCCGGTACTCGGAGGTCAGCCGCGCACCCCTTACGATGCTGAGACTTGTCAGAACTTCCAACTGCATCATTGACCTGCTTGCTGCGGAAGGCAGAGTTAATCATCACAGGCTTGCCACCAAGGGTTTCCTTAACCTGCTCCAGCAATTGCGCCAAGCGTTGCAGGTTGCTGATTTCTTCCTGTGTCGGGCTGTTGTCAAACTCCCTGTGGTCGGTGACGGTCAGTTCGTCAAGGGTAAAGTGTTTGCTTAGGTTCATTTTATATCCTTCAGTTTCTGAATTTCATTACCCTTGTCTTTGGAGCCTTGAGAACTGCCACGATGGAAGTTCAAAACCGTTCCGCACATGGTAATTAACGACCCAAGCGCCATGTACACCAACTCCTTGTTGGTATCCGGTACACCTTTTATAAATGCAAACCAAGCCAAAAAAATAGTAGCAGAAACAATCCCAATGTCCAGCACATAGGCCGTGTTCTTAGCCAACCACGCTGCGCTGGTGGACTCTTGAATCTTGGCATTCATATCCCGAGCGCTGTCGGTGTTGGCGTTGTTCAACTCGAGCAGCTTGGTCTCGTTTGCCATCTTCGCCAGTTCACCGTTTTGCTGCATCTGAAACAGGTCAGCTTTGGCCTTTTCAGCAGCAATCGGGTCAGGCAAAAAACGGTCAATGAGTTTGCCCCCAATAGCGGCAAGTGGGTTTAGGTCACTCAAGGTCATTGTTTACTCCTAGATAACATGGTTGCGGCAATACTCAGCATGGTTCGTGCTGATTCTAAGTTTTCGGGTTCGGTTTCCCATCCCACGGTTATCTGCCCCACGAACCGCCCCGGCTCTGGTGGAACACTGATTCTGCAAGTGTAGGTAACGCCCTTGTTGATATACCAAATACCCATCTCAGACTGCGCTGTGCGGTACTCACCGCAAGGGATTTCGTTTGCCATCAGCTTCACAACGTCGGCGTTATTGGCTGCGTTGTTTGTAAACAGCCCCACATCCAGCCCGTCATTGGTTTTGTCTCGCCCGTCCTTGGCGTAGGCTCGGTACAGTATGCGAGTCCCGAACATTGGGTTGACTTTGAACACCGCAACGATAGTGGCGTTGGTGGTCTTTAACAGGTGGGCAGAGGCGTCCTCAACACGGTCCTCGGCAATGCTGGGTATCTTCTTGGACTCTTTGTAAGCGCCAATAAGCAGGTCTTGGTTTGTGTACACAAAGTAGCCAGCGAAAGCAACCACGCCCATGACAAGAATGGCGGCAAGTTTAAACGGTGAATCCACATACCCAAGAACTTTATCAAGGGTTGAATTGGCGTTTAAAGTTCCTTCGCTCACAGCTTACCTTTCATTGCAATTACACCCCAAGCCACCAAGAAAAATATGGCAGCGGCTACCAGTATGCACAAACCCATTGTGATGGCTTCGTCTATCTCTTGCTTGCGGTTCTTAGCCGCCCTAGCATCCAGTATCTCTTGCGTTCGTCTGCGCTGCACAATTGAGTTACGCTCCAACAGAATCTGACTCCAAAGCTGGCTGTGGCCCTGATTGATAAAGTGCCACTTCAACTCTTCCTCGGCTTTGTTTAACTCATGCAGTTGCATGACGGTACTCATGGCCTGACTGGTATCTGAACTGTACTTTTTCTTTGGGTCTTTAACCGCTTCCTTGGCTACTTTTTCCTTTGCGTCAAAAAACTTCATCACGTCATTCGTGATGCCTTGGACATCCTTGCCCATCTTGATGGCTGCTTGGATGCCTTTGATAGCTCCTTGGGCTATGGCAAATGCACTAATTGGGTCGATCATTTTTGGCCTCCAGAACCCAACGACACACCCTCCCGTCTTTGTCTAAAAATTCATTGGCCCCATATTTTTCGTTCGGCAGCACGACGCGGCAAACCAACACAATTTTTTGTTCGGTGTTGGGCCACGGTATTTGTGCTGAAGCGACATCAATCACCTACAGCCTCTGCTAGTGATGGGCAGCGCGTCCATAATTTACGCAGTCCGGTTCCACATATAAACCACGATGTACGGCTGGAGGTTTTCATTTGTTCCAGAACCAGAACCAGCAGAATTAACAGTTGTAGATGTGCTTACAGAAATTCCTGTCACCGCCGCTGCTGTGTTTGACGTTGTACCAAGACCTACACCACCTCCGGGGTATCTAGTTCCAGTTATATCTTGCACAGCAGTAAACGAATGAACGTGACTAGGGTCAGAAACTGATGAAGAAGAACTTGCCGTGTGTGCGTGAGAAATAAGAACTGAATTTGCATTGCCGCCTATAGCGCCAGCAGCGTACCCTCCGCCATCACCAATTAAAACGCGCCCCGCGCCAAACGCCACCCAAGTGCCAAACCCAAAAGATGTGTTCGGATTGGTGGCTGATGTGCTGGTGTAAATAGAGCCAACTGGGTGCAGCGCCTGAAGCGCAGCCTGAACAAACGCAGTGGTGGCAAGCGCGGTTGAACTATTGCCAAAGGTCTGAGTTGTTGCAATCGTGCCCGTCGGCATTGTTGGCGTTCCAGTAAACGTGGGGCTGGCGCTTAAAACTGTGTTACCTGTGCCAGTAGAAGTGGTTACGCCCGTGCCGCCATTTACTACAGGAAGGACACCGGAGAAGCTACCAGCATCAGTAGTGCGGAAGTTAGTTCCGTCACTGAACATTGCCACTTTGCCCCCTGCGGCTACCGCGACCCCTAAGCCCGCAGCCGTGGTGTTGCCCAGCACCGTGGAGTTGTAGATCGTCGCTATGTAGGCAGTAGTGTTGTAGATAACGTAGGTCTTCTCCTGCGGTGGAGCATAGACGGCGAAGTTAGCCCCGGTTGTGGTGGTCAGTGCAATGACGGCATTTCGCGCTTGGTCAGCGGCACCGTCCAGCGCAGTGAAGGCTTGGTTGGCCGAGGTGACGGACACCGCCACGTACCCAGCAATAGCCGACTCAATGATCGTGCCGAGGTTGGAGTTGGTTGTGGTGTTCCACGTACCGGCTTGATCGCCAGCGCCAATCAGTTCGATCCGTAGCGAGGGGGAGTAGGTGCTTGCCATAGGAGTCCTTTAGTTAAGGGTATTTTCGCAGGTTTACGGCGTACTGTCCGCAGGTTCTGCTGGGGTTACTGGAGTCTAAACCACCACTTCAGGCTCCACAACAGGCTCAGTGGCTGCTACAGGCTCTACAACTGCTGCGGCTGCCTCTGCTGCCTGTTGTGCCGCCACAGCAGCATCGTGTGCGGCCTGCTCGTCAGCGGTGTATTCAACCATCTTGGTTTCGCCTGTTGTTGCGTTAACTTCAATTCTATGTGTCATAATTTTTCCTTATTCGTAGAGAATGTTGATAGAGCCAGCGTCAAAGGTGTCTGTGCCGTTGACAGTGGTTATGCGAACTCGGTCGAGTGTGCCCGACAATGCTGGAGAAACACCACCAACAGCGTTAGTGATTAAATATGTTGACCCGCTACCAACAGCTCCACTACCAACCCATGTGTTTGAGCCAATCAAAGAAAGTGTAATTGCGCCAGAACGTGAAGCAGCACTTCCTACAGAACCTGACGGGTCAAGAACAAAACCAGAAGTTGCATAAACGTATTGAGTACCATTTGCTGCGCCATGACTGGCGTTACTCTGATAACCAGAAGTTGAAAAAGTAGAAGAACCGATTTGAATTTGAACTGCGCTGGTGCTATTAGTTGATACAGCGTTCAACATCACCGTAATCCGCTTCACCCAAGATGGGATAGACGTAAAGTCAATGCTTGTACCACTGGTAGATGCCACAGCAGTGCCAGACGTAAGGACACCCACACCTGTAGGTGTACCAGCAGTTACGGGGCTGGAAAGGGTTGGGCTGGTTATTGTTTGCCCAGAGGCTATCAGTCCACCGTCAACTTGTGTTAAAGCCATTATTGGTTCTCCTCTGCTGGCAATGGGGTGTTGCCTTCAGCAAGCCAAGCTAAAAAGGCTTGGTAGTCGGTGTTCGCTGGGTCAAAGGGGATGCAAGCGTTGTCTGATAAACGGATTACGCTTTGTGGCTCACCGCCATAATTGTTTTTGGTTAATTTATACATTTTTATAACTCCGCAGAAGCGTCAATATATGATGTTGATGAGTTGTTTGCTTGTATTGCAACTGCTCTACCTTGTGTTAAACCAGCACCTGAAGCATTAAATCCTTGTGACCACGATTCTGTTGAACTCCAATTTCCAGCTAAAGAAGTCACGGCTGGTGAGCCTGTGCCATCATACAAACGTAAATTTGAAAATGAACAAGTTGGAGTAGTTCTCATTGTCACTGGATGTTTTGCGTACACGCCAGAACAGGAAGCCGCACTATCAACAACACCAATGGCAAAAGTATTAAAGTTTACGCCTGATACGCTTCTCCAATAATACCGCTGACACAAAGCCAACTCCGTACCATACTGACGATACTCAAATGGGGATGCTGCTGTACCTGCTTCTAGCTGTACGCCTGTGATGTAGAAGGTGGCTCCGGATGTGGCAATGAAATTTACGCAACCTGATGTGCGAGTAAAGTCGCCAGCTTGCCATGCTCCAGCGGTTGTGTTGTAGTTTGAGCCAGAGCCAAGGTCAAAAGTTAGCAGAATACCAATAGTGTTGTCTTTAGCCCATGTTCCAGAGGTGTCACCTGCAATCGTGACGCTCTTGGTTTCAAAAGTGTTAGCAGCGTTAATTGTGTAGGTTGCCACATAGCTTCTATTACCTGCCTGATTACGCAGTCTTAATGCGTAGGTTCCTGTGACGCTGGAACGTACTTGGAATGAAATAGTTACAGAAGAAGCGGCTGCTGTACCGAATCCCAAGTCTAAAACATTAAATCCCTCAATAGGTTGAAAGAAGATACATTCATCAGCCGCACTAGGGCTTGCACCTGTGCCAACAGTAAACAGCAATGAATTGTAAAAACCAGCAGGAGCAGTTGTTGACCTTTGAACTGTGCTTCCAGAGCCGACAGTGTTGTAAGTTTTAAAACGGTCTACTGGGAATAAACTGCCAGTACCAAAAACAACACTCGCCCCAGCATTACGCTGGTCAATCACCATTGCGCCGTTGATGATTCTGTTTCTAAAAGATACGTTGTTTGCGCCGCTTTGCGCTATGTTGACGGCTAAAGTCATGCTGTGTCCTTATTCGTACAGTATGTTAATTGTGCCAGCATCGAAGGTGTCTGTACCGTTCACGGTGGTTATGCGAACACGGTCTAATACGCCACCTAAAGTAATGCCGCCAGCACCAACAACACTAGCCCCTGCTAATCTAATGGTGTTTACGGTTGATACGTACCTGTTTGAACCAGCCAATGTAATCACTGCGGTTCCATACAAGGTGTCAGATGCGGCGGTGCCAACCGCCAATATAAAACCCGTAGTACCCCCATTTGCGCTGTTTGAGCCAGCGTTTACCATGTATGTTGCATTCTGTACGTAGCCACTTGTTACAACAGAGCCAGACCCAATTTGAACTTGAGGAAGGCTAGTTCCACTAGTAGACACACCAGCAAACATCACAGTGATTCGTTTAACCCAAGACGGGATGCTGGTAAAGTCAATGCTTGTACCCGATGTGGATGCTACAGCAGTGCCAGAGGTAAATGGTTGAGACAAATAACTAGGCGTAATTGACCCAGACACCAAATAAGAAGCAGACACACTACCCGCAGTAGCAGGGATGGCATTCAGCACTGAACTGACGTAGAAGCTCTCTGTGACCACTGCATCGCCTACCGTGCAGGCGTTGTTCAATACTACCGTTGTGCCTGTGGTGGCTACAAAGTCTGTAGATACTAGGCGTACCCCGTTACGGTAAACGTCAATGTAGCCAACGGTGTAGGAAGGCACACTAAATGATGTCTGGCCCGCTGTTGCCGTGAAGTCTGTGACGGTTCTGTAGGCTGTAGTCGTTACGCCACTGGCTGGGATGCCAAGGTATCTAACGCTGATGTTGCTTGTACCGCTTGGTGGAGCGGCTGAGAAAGTCAGGGTTGTGCCTGATACAGAGTATGTACTTGGGTCTTGGAGTACGCCCGTTACAGCAACGATGATCGAAGACGTGTTGGCAGGAGCCACCGTCATGGTGTAGGCTACTTGTGAGCCTGTCCCGCTGAACGTATCGGTCAGAAATGCCGCTGATATTGGGGTGTTTCCGATGTAGCTCATGCTAACTGTTCCTCGGTGGGTCTGGCTAGTGTTGGATGGTTCCAAGCAGCAATGTAGTCACCCTTACCGTCAGAGTCGTTCTGCAAGCGGATGGTGTCCATGAAGTCTGCGTCTTGCAGTTCAGGGTAGAGAAGTTTTATTTTTTCGTAGAGTGTCATGTTATGCGCCCCTTACCATTGCACCATTAAACCAAGTGTATTGCGCCTGTGCAAATAATGCTGGAGCTGTTCCAACAATATATACGTATGTTTCCACATAATCAGTAGAACCGTTTAAGTAAATTAAAGAAGAAACTGAACCAGAAGCATTTATAGAATTACTTGAAACAGTTTTGAATGCTGTTCCATTTTTGTACAAAGAAAGAACCGTTTGCGTTGTTGCTGTTGAAGGAAGTACGGCGGCATTTATTTGGTAATAACCAGCGACAGTTGGCGTAAAGGTAGAAGATGCAAAATTACTATTTGTGTCAAAATCTTCTGTTGCAAAAAGAATTTTTGTAAATGTGCTTGATGTAACAGATTGTGCAGAACTTTGGTAAGCACTAAACGCAGGGCCAGTACCAGCCACACCAGTAGCCAATTTTATTTGGGACACTCCTGCTGTTTCAAGACCCGCTGTTCCAATAGTGCTGATAGGCATTTTTTATTCCTTTGGGTACTTGGCTTTAACCGCTAGGCAGTCGGCAATGTATTTGTCAATCTGCGCTTGGTCGCCCTTGACTACCCCATCAAGGTAGTCGGTGTATGCGGGGTACTCTGGGGTGCGTTTTTCTTTGTACGTTGGTACAAATGGTGCTGGCTCCGGTTCAGACGTTGGAATGTCTTGGTACACCCAAGCAGAATTTACAAAGTTAATTGTTTTGCCGTCTTGTGCTTGCAAAGGTTGTTCTGTTGTAGCGTTGGCGGGAATTAGCCAAACTCCGGGTTCTAATGGGCTTTCGTCTGCTTTGCTTTCACCAAGCAATAGCCCTGTATTAGGATGGTAATTAAATATTTTCATGTTATTCCTTAGAACTTAATACAAGCCAGCAAAGCTACGTTACTAGGGCGAGTTTCGGAAGCTACCCGCGCCGTACCATAACTAGGGCTATTTACTACGTCACCTACTTGGTTAGGGTTACCTAAACCCGCAAGGGCTTGACTTTGCGATATGCCACCCGCATACGGACTCATATTGAAAGAGCCTCCTGCTGTGTTCCCTGCAAAATACTGGTGGTTGTGTCCCTGTAGCGCATCTGTTTGCGTAGAGCCAAAAGCACGACCGCTATCGACTGAACCATTGTCTACCCAGCCACGGGCAAAATAACCACGCATATCTGGCACGTTAAATGTTGTGGCACCATCGCCAACACCATATGTGGTTCCAATTGCGGTGAATAAAGTTGCATACGTTGTTCTTGATACCGCTGTTCCATTTGCTTTTAACCAGCCTGACGGGGCTGTATTCATTGCAAAGAAACTAACATTTCCTGCTGGAACCCCTGTTATTGTCGACCATGTAGGCTCTGCACCAGAACCTGCGGAAGTTACTACCTGCCCAGACGTACCAGCGGAGCCAGCAATAGTTAGCCCTGTAGTTATGTTTGGCGTTACAAGGGTAGGTGTAGTTAGTGATAAGCTGGAAGTCAAAGAGTTTGTGGTAACAGTGCCCTGACCCGGTGCTATGACCTGAGTGATGGGGCTGGTGTAGTACACATAGATGTTGTTAGTCCCACTCAACGGAGCAGAAGTAAACGTGATCGTGCTACCGCTGATCGTATATGCCGAACTGGGGTTCTGGGCTACGTTATCAATGGTTACCTGTACTTGGGCTACAGACGCAACTGGGCGAGACAGCGTGAATGCCGTGGCAGAGCCTGTACCACTGAAATAATCAATGGCTGGCGTGAAAGCCTGTGTGGTGTTGGTGTTGCCTATAAAAGCCATGTTATGCCGCCAATAAGACAGAAACCACTACGTCAGCCGATGTTGCCGCGCTTGATACCACCTTTAGCGCATCTGACGCAATCAGCACAATCCTGTTACCTTGAATCACCTCTAGCGAACCGCCCACGGGAACAGTAGCCGTCTTGACCAAGTAGTAGTCCACCGCAGACCGAGTGAAGTACACATCACAGGTGATAGGGGAAACGGAAGTGTTAGCCACCACCAGACTGGCTACAGCCGCCGTAGTGGAAGCAGATACCGTAACTAGGGTAGAAGCAGATGTGCCAACATTCTTGGCTACATATGAAATATTGGTGTAGGTTGCCATATTAGCCCATCATAAAAGAAAGAAAGTACGCTTGGTCAAGGATGTTCTGCGTAGGAGGATCGTTAGTGACCGAGTATTCGGCGGGGTAAGCTACAAAAACATCTTTTGTGCCCGCGCTAAAACTAAGTGCTGATGGCTGTGTAGCGGAACTATTTGACAGAACCGTTGTACGGGCTAAGAGTGTTCCTGACGATGTGTAAGTACCGATCCCAACTTCCCACTCCGACCCACTTTGGCTTGCAATCGTGTAGTACGTTGTGTTTGCGTTTCCAATCACTGCAAAAGACTGAAACCCAGTTGATGCGCCGAGAAGCGTCACTGTTCCAGTACCAGTCGTGGTAGTCGTTTCTTTTACCCGGTCTGCTAGTACGAGAGCCATATTTGTCCTTAATCTGTCTCAACCAACGCCCAGTTGGATGTCTCTGCGGTGTTGACCAACGCCCAGCTAGAAGATTGAGAGTCGTTCACATTTTGCCAGTTTGGGGTCTGGCTGTCATCTACTAATATCCAATAAACAGCGATTACAGTTCCAACTGCACCAGAAGCGGATACACCTGACAAGGCAACCGTTACTACAGGGCCAACCGACCCAACCAAACCAGACGCTGAATCCGTGGTTAGCGGAGCAACTTGCGCGTAATCAACAGCACTGACCGCCCCAGAAGCGGTGACACTTGTCAAAGCAACTGAGATTACAGGAGCTACCGAGCCAACTTCGCCTATTGCCACATCGCCGGATGTCGCATCCGACTCGTTGTAAATTACCGTACCAACAAGACCAGACGCCTCAACCCCTAACAGGGCAACTGTGATACTAGGAACAACCGTGCCTACTGCACCGTCCGCTTGAGCACCTGTTAGCGCAAATATCTTCTCTGGGGTAAGTGTACCTGTAGCCCCGTTAGCATGAACACCCGCTATTAATGGGAAGTTGGTTTCGTCTACAGCACCAACGTCTGCGTTAGATAAAACACCAGTTAAATCTACGGCTTGACTTTGCGTAACAGAGCCAACACTGCCAGTTGCGGATACGCCCGTAAGAGCGACAGTAATTTCTGCTGTTACAGACCCAACAGTACCCGTTGCCTCATTGCCTGTAAGAGCAAAAGCCTTAACAGCCTCTACCGTCCCAACCGCACCAGTCGCAACTACACCCGTCAGGGCAACAACAACTGTGTTTTCCCCTAATGACGCAAACGGGGCCTGTGCATATGCGGAGATACCAAACATGGTCTACGGCTTACGCCGCCTCCGCTTAGGTTGTTGCCAGACGCAGTAACGCGGTTGATGTGGTGTTGGCTGGCATCGTTAAAGTGAACGTGCCCGCAGTAATGGTCTGACTACCAAAGGTATGAACAGAAACCGCTTTATTACTCTGCGAAGAGTTATAAATTAACACTGCATCAAACGCTGTGGCTAAAGTCACCGAGGTGTAAGTTAAGCTGGCAGAAGGAGTAAAAAACGCTACGCCCGCCGTAGTAGAGGCGTTGGTCGCTGTAGGAGGAGTTGCAGCCGTGACCGCTACACCTCCTGCGGTGTACCCAGCACCAGAGACTTCTCCAGTTGCCGAATATGCCGTAGTAGATGCGTCGTAAGTAGCAGATGCCAAATACAAAGCCGCTTTAAAAGTGTCGGCTGCGGATGTGCCACGGGTCGGCGCAGTGCCGAAGTTATGTGTTGCTGTTAGCAGCTCGCCCATAAACGAGGTGGTCATTGATTGAGTATTGGCCATGATGTTTCCTTTATCCGATTGATTCTGTTTCGCCACCAATGAATGCAGGCGACTTCTTTAAAGTTACATGGGCAGAACGGTGAACAAGCTCACCCTCTAACCAGTACTCAACCCATGTTGTGAGTTCATTGTCATTATCCACTGTGCCGTTCCGCTTTTCAAGCAGAGAATCGTCCATGTCGCCTTTTGTTGTGGTTACAAGCATATTGATCCTTATGAAATTCGCACAATTGCGCCGGAAGCGTCTGCGGCTGGGAAGGTGATTAAAAAAGTAGCATTGGCTGTAGTCTTATCCGCACCAAAATCCAACACCGCAACAGACTTGTTACCCTGCGTGCTGTTGTAGATTAGAGCGCCGCGAGCCGTAATAGTTGAACTTGCCCAAGATGTATTGGAAAAACTAACAAACGCGGTGGGGATACTTGCGGTGTTGTTACCCGAGGTGGGGCTGGTCGAAATAACCAGTGTATTGCCGCCCGCCGTGTAGCCAGTGCCAACCACTTCGTTGGCCGTTGTATATGCAGTTGTAGCGGGGCCGATATCCGACTCCGCTGTGTACAAGGCAATCTTAAAAGTGTCTGGCGTTGTTGGGCCAAAGTTATGAACCGCCTGAAGCAGTTCCACCTTGAAGCTGGTTGTAGATGTCTGAGCTATGGTCATGTGACTGCAATCCTAACCTGCCCAGTTCTATAACTGTCAGTTCTTTCCATGCCGTCTCCAAGACGTTTAGCCAAAGCCAAAGCTTCGTTGTACTTGCCGTTGTACAAGGCAGTCATGTCAGCCTCACCCTTCATGAACGTGTTCGCTTCTACCAGAGAGCCGTACAGCAACACTGTGTCGAAGTTGTCACCTAGCCATGTTGTGCTTGCCGTAACAATTGACTCAGGATAGTAGTAATAGTGCAATTCCACGTAGTACGCAGCATCTGGCGTTGGGCCGAGAATAATTGATAGCTCGTTTGTAATTGCTGAACTGACGATTGTTGGGCCAAACAGCGCGTAATATTTTGGCTCGCCCGTAGAATTTGGAGTGGGGTACGCTTGACGGATAAAGTTTGCATCCTTGTTTAACAAGTACTCAAACGTGCCAGTGTCTAAATTTCCGCCAGTAACACCTGTTACCAAGGCCAACGAGTACACAGCCAAAAAGTCGTTTGGTAAAGACACGTACTTGTTGTTTGCCGTTATTAATGAGTATTGATTTTTGCGGATCGAGGGGAACTGCACCGAGTTGTAGATGCGTTGCTCCGCCTGTTCAACAAACACCGGAATGTTGCTAACAAAGTCAGTATCGAAGTTCTGCGTGTAATCGCAGATCGCATCTGTCAACTCGGTATAGTTCATCCGTTACCTCAAGCCATAGGACCGCGAGTTTTAATACCCTTGGTCGCAGCACCATATCCGCGCATAGTCTGTTCGCCATGACGGTTCTCTGGAGGATAGTTGCCCTTGCTGATGCCAGCAACGGAGATGTTAGTCTCATCCATCACAGCCGCGCCAGTCTTGCTAGGCAAAGTAGCTTTAGTGGCCGTGCCACTCATTGTGTGAGGCTTAGCGTACACACTAGCTTGACCTACCTCTTTACCGCCAATTTTTTTGCTAAAAGTAGCCATTTATTCACCCCTTAAGTGGTAACCGTAACTGTACCAATTTGTACGCCTAAAGCCAAGAGATTTGGCGTCAGCGCATCATCAAAAAATCTAGACCCGCCTACAGGAGCCCAACCCCACTGGATAACGCGACTTCCTTCACCCGGATAGCCATCTACCAAAAGCCCTGACACCGCGTAGCTTACATCAGGACGTGGTTCACGCACAGCCTGCGGATCATTAACTGGATACATGCCCAACTGCAACTGCGGCTGGTCAGGGTCCCAGCACGAAGCGCAGACTTTGACGTTGTATATCTTTGTCTTAAGAACCTGTTTTCTAAGTTCTTTAAGTTTAAACCTCTGCCCGCAGCGGTCACACTCTGCAATCGCATACTTACCTGACGCAAAACGACTAGGCATCTGCTACCTCAATAGAACATCTGTCGTGGCACGAACCGATCAGGAGCCTTCTCGCGGTCTTCTTGCGACGCCAGCAGCCACTGCTGCTCATACTCTTGCTTCAGGAACAAAACACGCTCAGGAGCCACATCTGGCCGTTTCTGGGCAATATAAAACGCAAGCCCTGCTACCAAGCACGGGATCAAGCGGAATGGGATGTCTTGAATGTTAACGCCGTTGCCAGCGTCTTGAAGACGGCGCATGCGCCAGTAGACAAAAACGTACTGATCGCCGGGGGCGTTTGGCGTAGGCCAGACGTTGATACAAGGCAAATTGGCGCTAACTACAGCTGCCCCAGTCGTGTGTGCTGCAGCGGTGGTGTAGTTCTGGCCCCGTGCGCAATTGAGCAACTGGTTTCCATCTACGTTTTGATAAACAATGGTCTCGTTGTCAATGTTTACAAAGCCAGCCGTAGCCAATCCAGAGGCATTGCTCAACGTGATTGTAGTGTCTGTAGCCGTAATAGTCCCGTTTAGCGTCGCGCTCGTAGGGTTTGTAGCCCCAGTCTGACGGTTAATCCAGACTTGGATAGGGCGACCTTGGGTTAGTTTGTTTGGGATAGTCGAGTACGTAGATTCACTAATACGAGTGATGTTGATATCGGTCTGGCCCAAGCCATTTGCTTGCGTACGAATCACTTGGTCAAGCAGGTCGATCGTGTCGCTTGGGTAGGCGTAGATTCCCTGCCCCGTGTTCATGACGATCTGGCCCTGCTCAATAGTCCATAGGTTGATGCCGCGATTTGCCCACTCAATGGTGAGCATGTTCAACGAGCGACGTGCTGTGCGGAACTCATAGCCCGTGCGAATCTCTAGACCCGCCCGCTCATAGGACTCCTCCATGATGTCATTGAGGTCTAGATTAAACGCGGAAGTTCCGGTAGTGACGGCCATTATCTAAACCCTGCTGTTTTCTTTGCGATCGTTTTCGGCTGAGCTACGAATTGCTTTCCGGCTTTTTTGCCAGCACGCTTCGCACGCGTTGTTGCAGCATACTCACTAGGGCTAAGACTTTTAATCGCAGCGCTTGGTAGGTATCTTTCACCTGTGTCAGAAGATTTTTTACCACTTTTGGTTCTCCATTTTTGATCGCCCCAATCTTTGAGCGATTGTTGAGGGGCCTTCATATCAATCTCTGTATCCGCCGCCGGAGGCTTTGTACTTCTTAGCCACAAGCTGCGCCTTACGAGCTGACCACTGGCCTGCTCCCGTGCCCGCTGTGGCTGCAGCTTTGACACTGTTGAAAATACGTTTGCGTAGCTCAGGCTTTGTGTAATTGCCAGCGGCATTGACCTTGCCGCCTTTAGCGTACTCAGTAAAGTTGGTATCGTCCCGACGTGACTTTTCCTTGCCTTTAGGCATCTTGCTAGGACTGATGTCCCCCATGCCACGGCTAGCTATCACGGTTACACCTTCCGGCCTTTTGTGTGGCCCTTGGTGACGCAGCCATCCGCACGGGTGACACCGCCATGAGCTAGCTTCAAAGACGTACCACTGCCGCCTTTGTGCTTTTGCGCATCATGCTGCTTAAAGGCTTTCACAATCATGGCCTTGTCTTGCGATTTATCCATTTTTGTGGACTCGACGCTGCCGCCTTTAGCCATTTCCCGAGGAGATGGCGGCTTACCTTTTTCAACCGTGTAAACACCAGCGTCTAGTTTGCGATCGTAATCAGTAACTTCTTTGGCTGTAGGGCCACCTTGCTTGCCGCGCCCTGCGCCAGCTTCAAATTTTGTAGCCATGATAGCTCCTTAAATTAACAGGCTTTGCCGCCACTTTTCATAGTGACCATCTTGCCTTTGGTTTTGCCCTTAGACTCAATGCCGCCACCTTTAGCCATAAAAATAGGCACTTTTTTGCCGTCTTTCATTTTCATAGGCATACCGCCTTTTTTCATGCCCATGCTGCCCATAGATGTATCAGCCATAGGTGTAGGACGCTTCATGCCGTCTTTAGCCATGCTCATACCTTTTTTCATTGTGGGTTTACCCATTTTTGACATCATAGTATCACCGCCTTTTAAAAATTTACGTTAAAAATTACTTACCACTTGCATACCAATTAACAAGCTGGACTAAGCCCGCGCCTACGACGCTACTTGCCCCGCCAACCAACATCAAAACTTTCCAGCCACCACGGGCCTCAGACAGTGTTTTGTCGATAGCTGTCAGCGTTGCCTGCATGGCCTTCATGTTCTCTAACATCTTGTCCATGTCATCTTGCAAGTGCCGAATGTCGGATGCATGCGTAGCAAGTTCACGGGCTGTTTTTATAGCTTCTTCAGTCATGTCAGCACTTCCATCTTGCAAGAGCAGCCGCCTTACGGGTAGGCTTGCCCTTCTCATCTTTCATTGGGCCGGGCATCCCGGACATACGGGCGCAGAACGAATCCTTGCGCGGCCCGCCTGCTGGCTGCGGGGCCTTGAGGTTGCTCCCTGTAGCCGCGTTGTACTTGGCACGGCCTTTGGCAGTCAGCCCCGCCCCCTTAGAGACCGGCAGCTTTTCGCCGCGACCTACTGCAAGGGATGGGGTTTTCTTAGCCATTAGCCTTGCCCGTTATTCTTAATAAGCATCAGTTGCAATTGAGTCGAAGCCGAAGCCGACCCATCGCTTGTTGCCGCCAAGATTTCCAAATCCGCTTTCTCTGGAATCGGCAGGGGGTATGCGGCAACACATTCATAGATGCCGCTGGCAGGGATGTGGTACTGGGCCTTGATGCCAAACACGCCGCCAAGAGGGCGAATGCGTAGGGTAAAACGAGTCCACTCATCAGCAGTGGTGTTGCCAGACGACATGGTCCACATATTGATGAACGCCGTATATCCTGCTGGTACAGTGTAAAAACCCGACTCTGTCTCGTTTGCCAAGATGCCTGTCTGGTTTACAACAACGGCAGGAACGCCAGCAGTGACAGTGCCAGTGCCTGCGTAAATGTTGCCCACGGATGTGCCGCCAGTACCTGCGGTCAAGACAATCATCTTGTTTACACGAATGTAACTGTTGGTGGTGTTCACCTCCGTCTGACCGTTCAGCGTCACAGTCTCAACGACTGGTTCGTAAGAGGCATTTAAGCCTTGAATCTGAACCGTTCTAGCACCAGTACCACTGGGTGATGCGTCATCCGCACTAGAACTTGAAATCTTCAAAACCGAAGCTGCGGCGGGGAATGTGTATGTGTTACTGCCAATCCAAACGGTTTCGTTGGCTGTGCCAACTGCTGTGTTGATGCCGAACTGGCAAAAACTTGAGTGCATCGTGATCTGCCCACGAGCTACCTGCAATTCAAACGGCTCAATAGTACCCATGCGGGTAATCGAGGAAACAACGGAAGTTGCCATAATCAATCTCCTGTAATGCGAGGGCCGAAGCCCTCAAGATCAATTAAGAGTCTGCAAACGGTGTAGCGACGGTGCCGGAACCAATAACATTCCCAGTCACCATGTACTTGTCAGCAGCAATCGCCACAATCTGAACCCATGTGCCAGCAACGCCGCCGGTAGTTGTACCGTTCAAGTTGATGAAGTCATTGGAAGAGCCGTTAGCAGAGAAAGCAACCACAGCACCAGATGTGTCTGAATCAATGGACATTACAGCGCCGACGTACAAGTCACCAGAAGCGGCGGTAACACCTATTTTCAACGAGCTAGTAGAGATAGTTGTAGGAACCCAGATGGTGTAGACAACGCCTTCGTTGTTCAGTGTATTGGGGTCTTGACCGGGGCCAGACGTAATGGGGTTAGTTGAAACATTGATCGCGGGCAATGTCAGTGTCAACGCAGCGGCTAAAGAGCCGCCAACAGAAATGATACGACCGCCGTGAGCTTCGGGGCTTAATGTGGTGCTGGTTGTAATCTCAACAACAGCGGCTGGGCCCTGCTGATAGATGCCGCCCAATGATCGAACTGGGCCTTGAAACGTAGTACGTGCCATGATAATTTCCTTACATGCAAGTGAAGGTGTTCTGTCTGCATGTCGTCAGCCGGGACTGTCAGAACACCGGATAAGCCCGGAATAATTGCAATATACAGCAAAAGAAAAGGGGGCACAAGGCCCCCTTCCAAATATTTCCTAGGAAATATTAAGCACCGGCAGAGCCGAACATGCCCAGTGGGTCAGACCAGCCGAAGCTGTAACGCTCACGAGACTTGTAACGGACGTTACCTGTATCGAAGTCACCGTCCATGCTGTTAGCCAGCGGAGTACGGATAAAGTGCTTCATGCCGTTTGGCACGTCTGTGCACAGGAACCAAGCATTGGTGTCAGTCAGGTAGTGGTTAATGGTGTAGCCACCGGAAACCGAACCGTTGTTCTTCAATGCATTGATATCGTTGTCAGCAGTGCCGACGCGGAGTTCTGTTTCCAACAAACGGGTTGCAACGAATTGCAGCGACGGAGGAACAACCAACTTCTTAGGCTTAGAGGCAATCAGCAAGCCACGCTCATCAGTCCACAAGCTGATCTGAATAACGGCGGCTTCCAAAGAAGTCTCGTTCAAATCGGCAGCGGTCGTAGGAATGTTGCTGTTGGTGCCACCAGAAACCAAAGGATGAGAAGCGCTAAACAAAGGAACGCCATCACCGCCGTAGTACTGGCTGGAGTTGGTGAAACCGTTGTTCAAAACTGCAGCAGCCTTGACTTGCTTGGTATAAGCCATCGAACGGGCCAGAGCCTTGGTGTAACGAGCAGACAGTGAGTCATACAAGTTGTCCTCGATGGCCTCTTCGGTCAGCGAGAAACCTTGGGCAATGGTTTCGTGGTTGTAACGAGCAGTCCAAGCTTCTTGCGCATTGTCATAAGCGATGGCAGAGCCCTCGTTCTTAACAGGTGCGGCTTGGAAGCCAGACAGTTTCGTCTCTTCTTCAAAAGAACGCTCAGAGGTTTCAGTCTCGTAGAGTTCTCTGTGCTCTTCTTTGTAGGTTGCGTATTCAAGACCGAACAAAGCATTCAATCCGGGGAGCAACTCTTTAAGTAGTTGTGCGCGTGAAATAGCCATGATTAAGCTCCTTAGATGCCAGCGGCAGTGTTATAGGCGTGTGCGCCGGGGTTGAACTTAACCAACACGTCTGGGAAAGCATCGGACACCGGAGAGGCGAAACCAATGATCTTGAACGCGGCAGCGGCGGTCTGAGTGGTTGACTCCAATGCGCTGGTCGAGTTACCTGTACGGGTAGAACCTGTAGAAGTAGACTGCACAGCAGCAAAGAAAGTGTTTGCACCAAGGTCCGACTGGTCAGCAACGCCGTCCAGCTGTGCTTGAAAAGTCACATTTGGATCAACAATTACGTAGGCTGTAATATCGCCGCCGTTGGATGTGCCGGATGGGTAGTATTGACCATAGATTACTTGGCCCTGCGCGTTAACGTAGGAGCAACCAACGAATACACCCCAGCCGCCAAGACTAGAACCGCCAAGGTTATTGGTAGTCAGGTCTGCACCGGTAGCAGTAGACAGAGCGATATAACCGTCCGCACCGATGATGACGACTTGCCCGTAGAACAGGTTAGTCGCCTCGCCAGCGGGGTCGATCAGGAACTGACTCGTAGCGCCAGCATAGGGCATGCCGTCGGTACGATTAATGGGACGTAGCCCATAGGGAGAAGCTGTAACTGCCATTTAAGGACTCCTAAAATTTATGTACCTTTTCCAAAGCTTGTCGAGGACTTCTTCTCGTTAAAGATAGGCATCCTTGGGTCGCTCTGGCGCATTAAATTGTTATCTACTGCACGAGTCTGAGCATCAGTAACTTTTTGCACGCTTGCATTACGTTGCTGAACGAACTCAGTTGGTGTCTTGCAGAGCAACAACCCGCCAATCTCAATATTGCCAGCGAACCGGCTATTAGGATCGACTAACAGTTTCATCGTAGGCTGCTCTTCAATAGTGACGGGCTCCCAACCTTCACGGAGTTTTCCGGAGAGGTTACGGGGATCAGACACGTTCAAAGTAGCAACTCTAACCCATCGGTACGCAAAACCCGGTTCCTTGTCAGGTTCCGGCAAGAGTTCTGCTGGGGCCCACTGCTTAGGGCGTTCCTGCATAGTCCTGCTTTCCATTTCACGTTTTAATCTGTTGTTTTCGCTCATTTTAGTTCTCCAGTTTCATTAATTCACGAGCATATTGCTCGGGGGTAAGGCCAAATTTTTTTGCCAGTCCAACCTGCGTTTTAGTAAGCATGACTTTTTTAGGAGCCGTACTTCGTCTAGCAGGCGCTACCACCGTGCTTGTACGTGTGCGAGTCGGTTTTTCAACCTCTTCGTTTTGCTCGGCGTCGAATTCCTCTGGGAACCGTCTGCGAACCTCTTTGTCGATACTCTTAAAGTATTCGTCTGTGCCTATGTAGGCTTTTCCGTAGCGTTCCGCAAGGTCCTCGTGAACACCCTCTGCGTATCTACGCATTCCTCTCTTGCCCGGGTCTACAAACCATTGGTTGTCAGATACCCAAGAAGAAACTTTGGGGTCCATTTGCGGTTGGACTTGAGTCTGCTTTTGTTGAGTTTGTACACTATTTTCGGTAACTTGTACAGTAGGTCGGAAATTTTTTGTTTTGTCGAGCTTCATTTCAGCCCGAACTAGCTCTTTTTGAGCCGCTAAAAGCTGATCAGACTCCCCACTTTCGTAGGCTTCCTTATAGTTACGCTCGGCTTTGTCCAACTCCATTTCTGCGGAATTTTTATATGTATCGATAAGTTCAGTTTCGCCTTTTTGCAACAGTTGCTTAAGCTTATTGTTCTCATCGAGAATACGCTGGGCTATATCCAAAGCCTCATTTTGCTCGCGCAACGCCGATTCTTTAGCTCGGCGCTCATCGTGCCAAGCCTTTTTATACTGCTTGAACTTAGTCTTGACGTTGTGAGAGTAGTCCTCTGACGAATCAGCCTTCTCCAGCGCTTCCTTCACGTCATCCGGGAGTGGATCGACGTTTCGGTCTGCAGTAGGGGTATCGTCTTTGATCTCGACTTTCACCTCATCGGAATCTTCTTCGTACGTAATCTCAATATCAGATTCGGGTTTACCCTTATCATCCTCTTCAATTTCGTGCGGGAAC